TTCTTTTGGGCTTGCGCGCCACAATATACACTTGACGAAATTTTAGGCGCTTTAATTGGTGGTTTGTTGCCTGTTACTGTTGCCGAACTTATGGAACAATTGGTAGACGAAACAAAAAAAGCAATAGCGCTAGCAACGAAGAAATAAGGGACGACGCAAGAATTACAACGCTTGCAATTGTTAGTGCTATGACAGCCTTTAGAGTTCCCTATGAAGTATACAACCATAGACCTTTAGGGTGGACGCTTAAGTTAATTTCAGCGTTGACACCTAAAGAGAAGAAAAAAACAACCGCAGAGGAATTAAACAACGCGGAACACGTGGAGGTAAAATTATGGCAACCACCAACAAAGTAACAGGACTGGAAAAGTTCACAGAGAAACAACTTAAGAAAGTCTGGTTAGAAATGGTTGACGCTTTTAATTCTAATCAGAATACAGTTAAACGCAGTTATAAAAGTTCGTTGGGTGGAGATTTCTCGCGTTACCCTGTTAAGTTTGATACTAAAAAAATCACTAAGCAAGTAACACGTTCTTACGGTTCACTAAAAAGCGGAAACATTGGTGTAGTCAATGGTTTCAAAGCTAAAGATGAAAGTTGGAGAATGCTCAATGTCTTATTACATGACCGTAGCTTACACCAACGTTATGGACGAACGCTAGTTAAAGCCACTCACGAAATGGACGATAAAACTAAAAACATTAAGCGTAAATTAAGGAGTATAACAAACAATGGCTAAAGAAAAATATGTCATTCAGGCAGAACTGGACACTAAAGGTGTTTTAAGTAGTGCTAGGGAAGCACAAAGAGAAATTAATAATATCGGTCGTCTTGCTAAAGAAACTAACAAGAACGCTCAAATAACAGGTTCTGTGACTATGAAAGACAAAGGTATTAAAGAAACTCAAAGAGCTTTAAACCTTGCTAAACAGAACGTTGATAATTTAACAAAAGCACTTGCAAACGCTAAGATGTCAGGTGCAACACAAAAACAAGTACAGGCATTAGAAACCCAACTGATAAAGGCACAAACGCAAGCTACTAGACTAAGCACAGAACTATCTAAAGTAGGTTCGCAAGGAATTAAAAGCGGAGGACTTTCAAGCGTAGTTGAAAACGTAAAAAGTGCAGGCGGTTCATTACTTGGAACATTTTCAAAAGTTGGTAATGTTGTTAGTGGTATTTCAGCAGGCTTGTCACTTGTTACTGGTGGAATTTCAAAGGCTACTGACTTAGTTGGTGGTTTTGCTAACAACTTGATGAATACTTATGACCGTCAAATTCAAGCACAAAAGAGCTTGTCAGCAACCTTGTCAGACGGTGCAGAGGGTTACAAACGTTTCAATTCATACATTGATTCAGGTAGTGAACTTCTAAAATCACAACGCAATGATTTGAACGAGCTAGGGTCTACCATTTCAGGTTATACTAGTCTAACAGGCGACCAAGCATTTAAAATTGTTAATTCAATTAATGCTGTGGGGGACAGCTTAGGGCTAACAATGGACACACAGAAGCAATTTTCTTATGGTTTGGCTCAAGCGTTGGGGTCTGGTACGTTGCACGCTCAAGATTTCAACCAAATCATGCAATCGGCATTGGGTGCACAGTTCCGTGATATGCTGATTCAAGCGTATAACGAAATTAACCATACTAGCATAGGAATGGGAGAGTTCAAGCAAGCCATGGAAAACGGTGCAATCGGTACAGATGTAATGAACCGTGCTTTAGTATTGTTCCAAAATAAAGCAAATGAGCTTGTTGCTTCTGGTCCTAGCACTTGGGGGCAAATTCGTGAAATGATTACCAACGGTTTCAATACAAGTGCTTTGGACGGTTTCCGTAAAGGTCTAGGGGATACAGGTATTGACATGGGCAACTTAGGAAACAACGCTACAACAATGGCAAGCACTATCGGTAGCCAGTTAGGAGAAATGGCAGGTAAAGCAGTTGGGGCATTAACACAAATCATTGACAAGAACCATGACGGTAAAGTTTCACAAGATGAAATGAAAGGTGCAGTAAATGACGCAAAACAAGCAGTTGAAAACTTTTTCAATAAAATCAACTTCACTTCTATTGGTAGTTTCTTAGGTAAAGTTGGTTCAGCTATTAGTTCGTTAAGAGATTTGTACAACTGGGCTAATAACGCTTATAGTGCTGTTCAAAGTGCCTTGAACCTTTCACGTAATGTTGGAGGTAATACTGGTTTACTTGGTAAAGGGTTAGGGTTCAGAAAGAACAGTACATGGGGCGATATTTTTAGTGACTTTCATTGGCTAACAAGTAACATTGACCCACTTGGAATTAAAGAGCCTACTTCACTAGGTCAAAAAATTCTAGGTTCAAGAAAAGGTCAAATTCCTCTAGACTTGCAATTCTTCGCAGGTGGTAGGGAAGCAATCAGCAGAGCTGTGAATGCGGTCCAACCTTATGCACAAGCAACCAAAGGACCAACAGCAACATCTGGCATTGGAACACAAGACAACTCTAAACAAGACATCAAAATCTACGTACAATCTAGTGCGGACGGTCATAGAATTGCGAACGAAATCTATAACAAACTAGAAAGAAATGGGGTAAAACTAAACAAGCGTTGATTTATACTAAAAGTAAATTATACAATAACCCTAGGTGGATAAAAAAGGCACGTGAAGAAAAGAATAGGATAGGACATTGCCAAAAATGTTGGAGTACAGAACACTTAATATGTCATCACGTTATACCACTACAATGGCAAAACGACATGTTAGAGGTAAACGACTTTGACAAAGAAGTAATAAACGTACCTACCGAAGTTCTTTGCCATAAATGCCACCAAGGAATGGAACGAAGTGGAGATTTAATTGACTATGCTAGAATTATAGCGGAGGGCTTAATGTAAGGAGATATAAAAAATGAGTTTAATTCAAGACTGGATAGGACAAAGCAAGGATAATGGCGAAATGATTAAGCTATTAAAGAAAAAAGTGGCTAAAATCGAACATGAAATAGACTACGATAAGGCAAATAAAATCTTTAACTTCATTGAGGAGTTTATGACTTTGCCTAACAACGAACGCTTTAAAATCATACCATATCACAAGGCGGTGCTTACTTTGATGTATTGCACTCCTTACCAAATTGATGAGTGTGTTGTCATTGTAGGACGTTCAAATGCCAAATCTATTCTTGATGTAATGATAGCCTTAATTGAACTCTTTTTGTTTCCTAAGCCTAATAGCGTCATCGCTTTAATGGCTACTAAAAAAGACCAAGCGGAAAAAATCTTGATGAAGCATTTTAGAGCTATGGGAAACTGTCAAGGTACTGTCATTAATAAGTTTAAAAATCAATTCAAGCTGAACAAAGAGCAAATACTTGTAAAAGATAACTCAATTCTAAAAAGCAAAGGCACAGAGATTTCTATCTATGCTAGTAACGAGGACACGCTAGACGGTGGACGTGAACAACTTGTTATCATAGATGAGTTCGGTGCGTTTAAAAAGAACCCTCTTATCACTATTAGACAGGGGCTAAGAAAAAATAAGGGTACGCTTTTTATTTCAACCACAAACAACGTTATTCGTGGCGGTGCTTATGATGACGAGCTAGAAAGTTGGAAAGAATGGGTAAAAGACGACGATTTCAGTCATTGGGTTTTCTATTATGCTTTAGATGATTATGACGAAGTAAAAGATAGTTCTAAATACATCAAGGCAAACCCAGCTTTAGGTTACACTTTAACACTTGAGGACATTCAAAAGGACTTTATAGGGGCAATCGGTAACCCTGTGAAAATGGCTAAAATTATCACTAAACGCTTTAATTTGTCTATGACTGACAGCACTACTATTTTTAGTAAACAGCTAGTAGATAAGTGTCTAGTACCACCATTAGACTTTGAGGGTCGTTTAGTTGCTATTGGTTCAGATTTTTCAGTACGTGGCGATGTTTGGGGTACCGTGATAGGTTACAGAGAAAACGGAAACTATTATTTCAAAGCTATCCCTGTCATGCCAGAGAGTGCAGACGATAAATTTAAACACTTAGGGGAAACAATAACACACGAGGGAATTAATAACATGACAGACGAAGCGTGGGACGCTTTTATGAGTGCTATGAACGGTAGTGTTCCTATTGCGTTGAATTACGATCCTAACTATGCTAAGAATTTCATTGATAAATTTGAACAAACCTATGACATTGAATTTTATAACAAAGTAATGCAGAACAGTTTCAAGCTATCAAATACCCTAGAAGCCACACAGAAGCTAATGGAGGACGGTAAAATTCATTTTGATAGTAAATTACTAGCGGTGCATTTAATGAACGCAGAAACGAAAATAAACGATTTTGGGCTAATGCGTATTATCAAAAAGGGCTATACAGATAAGATTGATTTGGCTGACGCTTTAATTAACTTGATGTGGTGGTTCTTAGAAAGCGAAGAAAGTGAGGACTATTTCATTTAATGGCTATGACA